AACAGATTCATACCATTTGGCGTAGAAACAATAATGATCTTTGTTTTCTTACCGGATGAGATAACGGGATAAACAGAGTTGAAGAATTCTGTAGCAATGTTTTGTGGAACGAACGCAAATTCATCCAAGAATACGATGTTGAATGCACCACCTCGGATAGCACTTGATGATGTGGATGCAGCAATAATCTTTGAACCGTTTTCCAGTTCTACGTTACCCTTATTCCATGTGATGACACCTTGTTGTAACCACATTGGTAGGTTTTCATACGCAAGTTGGTATTTACCAAGAATATCTCTGGCCAGAGAGCCTTTGTTGGCAAGAACGGCAACGTTTTGAGAGTCTTGGAATAATGTTGCATGTAATAGATATGCAACCGTTGTTGTGGTTTTACCAACCTGTCGAGGACATTTTGTAATTACGAAACGATTGTCCTTAAAAAGGTTGAGCATTTTCTCCTGAAAAGGCCACATCCTAAAATTAATAAGACCTTCATCAACGTTGACGATCTTTACATAATTTTTTGCGAAATAAATTGGATCTTTTGCACATTTTATATACTCATCGATTTGTTCTTGAGTATATTCTAGTTGTACACCGGCTCTCTTTAATAACGGATTGTCGCGGTAAGAATCTTTATTGTCCATTATTCTTTAGAATTTTTGATAGTTCAGCAGTCGAACCAACAAAAATAGCCTTGTCAATTTTAGTATCACCATTATCTTTTTTCTTTCCGTCCATCTCACGCATTTCTTTTTGCATTTTTAATAGACGATCATTGGCTTCTACCATATTCTTTAGTAGAGTACCATAGACTTCGAACGCTCTTGGATGCTGACCTGCTTTTGCAATCTGTAGGATTTCATCCATTGCATCTTTGCCTTGTTCGATTATATCTTGAAGATTACTTTTCGATTGTTCGTATGCATCTGTCAAGTCTTGTTTCAAATCCAATTCTTCAGAATCACTTTTCACAGGTATCAATGATTGTTTCTCCGGCACTTCAACCGGAGTAACATCAAATATTTTTTCCATATTTTTATCAAAAGTATTCATATTTTATTGTATGTATCTATAGACTCCGGAATCAAAAACCCATGTGTATACTTCTCCAGTGTTTGACATTCTTACTCTTGTCACAAAATTTCCTAAAGCATCAGGATCTTCTATGTATGGGTAAGCTCTTTCCGTACCACTTACGTTGACACTATATCCACCGGGATTTATATTTTTAATTGTATAACATTTACCGGCATCTACGTTGGCTGAAAGATTTACAACTACATTGCCACCCGCAGTGGTTGGATCACAAAATAAAATGTCATTTGTATTTGATGCGTTGTGTGTATTTGAAGTTACTGTTATTGCATTTCTAAAACCTGGAGCCAAAGTTGTTTTGGCAGCTGTTGAAGTATCAAAAACAGTTACTCTTCCATTACTAGTAAATGACCAATTCTGTGTATTTACTCTGACTAAAACTAATTCCTGTTCATCTTTCAATTCAACAGAAGTATTTGCTGTAGTGGCAACAACACCAACACTATCAACAATTGCAAAATTTGTATTTGCCCAATTTAATTGAGCAAAGTCATTTTCATTTCCTGCAAAAACATCAATACTGTTTGCTTCTTGAATATTACCTATTCTTGTATTTGGATATGCATTATTTGCATTCGTTCTAAAAATCAATGAGCCGGTAACAATATCACCAGCCTTTGCGATTTTTGTGTTTGCTGTATCGAAAGCTGCGTTAGCTCTTTGTCTGGCTGTGTTATCTGTTACGGCGCCGACATTATATAACTCAAAAAAGTTATTGTTTATTTTTTGACCGGCTATTCTTAAAGTATCGCCCTTACCATCATTTGGTAATGTTCCTGTGTTTATTACTTCTTGAGCCATTTTAGTTGTATTCCCTTATTGATGATGGATATTTACCTGAATCCAGGTCCATCGTAATATCACCAGCAGTGCTGTCCATGGTATATGTATTCAAATCGAATGTTGCAGTTGCAGTATCAATTTGTGCATACTTGCCTTCGAATGGTGAGTACGATGTGTATGTATAACTTGCATTTGTTTGAGCAGAAATAATTGGAGATGTTGAATTGAAATTACCTTTTATATCTGTCAGTCTCAAAATATTTAGAGAAGGTATCCACTGTGTAACTTTTGCAGTGGCTGTGGCTGTACCAAAAGAATACCCTTGGTAAACAACATCTCCTATTCCATAATATCCATTTCCTGTGGCTGGATTCATTGTAAATGATACAACATCATTTGTGGAATTTAAACTGTATATTGAAGAAATAGAATGTGTAATGAAATTTGTTTCTGTGTGTTTACCAAATATAAAGCCTTTGACGGTGAACCTTAAAGTCCAAATGATCATCCTTGTGGCTTGTTCTCTATCACCTTCATAAACTATTTCGTGATCTGTAGAATTTAAAATTACAGGTATTTCTTTCACGATACCCATTTCAGGAATCAGATTCAATTTTACTGTATAATCCGGTGTGAAATATGGTACGATATGTTCAATAACTTGAGTTGCGTCTTCAATATTACGTACATACAAATACAGATTGAAATCAAAATTGTATGGTACTGGATTATATTGTGATATTGCTCCAGTTGCATTAGAAGCAAAATTCTTAACGTTTGTATTTTGTTTTCTGGAACTATCATAAGAAAGCCCAGTCATTTCAAAAGACAGACGAGGTAAAGCGATCTGTACTTTTTTGTCCAGGTTTGGATCATCCTCTAAACGCATCACATAACGTTCTTTGGAAGCGTATGCAATAGGTATTAAGAATCTTTCCTTTTCGATTTGATTTGAGTCGTAACGCACCAGTGTAATATTATTGAATAGGTCACCAAACCCAACAACAATTTTTCGTATGATGCGATTGTATTGAATTGCTGCCATTAAATTTTTCCGAACGGATTAATTTCCGTGAAATCAATAATATTATTTGCCTGATCTTCTATGTACATATTGTCATAGTTTTCATTTGGCGTACTATCTCTCAAAGGATTGTAAGTTGTTAACATATATCGAGCATTACTTGTTGCACCAATAATTGTAACGTTGTCTGTAAATTCTCCATAAATGTTTGTAACACTTATGGTATTTGATGATGCATCCCAATTCTGTACAGTTGCACTAGAAGATGCATTTGCCAGTGTTTGATCACTAGATTGATACACAATTTCTTTTTGTGAATAGTTTATTGCATTTCCGTTACGAACTGTCAGATCGATTGTGTAACTAGATTGTGTCACAACATCATCAATATCAGCAATACCGGTATCGATAACTTCTTGAGAATACTTAAACTTCTCAAGTTCCAGTTCATAGAAGAATGGAATCTTGCGACCTAATGTGAAGAAGTCTTTTGTTTGATTCACGAACTTAATCTCAAACAATTCACCAGTACCATTTAAGAAAGGTACATAAATCAAATCACCTTCACGTGGTCTTGTAAATACGTTCTGTGGAACACGTTGAGAGAACGAACGCTTTGATATGATAACGTTTGCGTTGTTTCGTATTTCTAAACCAAACTTGGTAAAGAACTCTTTGTCTCCCATATACTCCAAAGCATTTGAAAGATAGAATTCGACAGGGAAAGCAGACTTGAATTTTTTAACTGGATCTTCGCCATACAGTATATCTCTATCTTCTTCATTGAAGATTGGGCAGTAATAGGAGTCAAATCCCATAATTTTTATCGACTCAACTATTAAGTCTTCAACAACCCGTTGTTCTGCAATCGAGTTGTAGTTGTTAAAGTACACCGAGGTCGCAATTTTAGGTTCCTACCTTTCTTCTTTCATTCCACCACTTTTTCATTCTTTGTGAGTGTGCTTGTTGACGGATAGGATCATTTTTATATTTTTCCGCACTTGCTTTTCCAGCTATACTTGAAATTTTAGAAGTGTCGTTATTTTTTTTTCTTGTTTCAATTGATTTTTTTATTTGTTCTTCTGATATTGTTTTGCCTTTATTGGCATTCGACAATATTTTTAAATGTTCTTCACTATTTTTTGAGTTTTTTCTACCATTGTGTAGGGCTTTCGCATGTTCTTTAGATATTTTTTTGCCTCTTTTAGCGAGTGCCATTTTTTCTCTGGTTTCCAATGTCGGTATTCTGCCTTTATTCATATTTTTATGAATCATGTGTATAATATCTTCTTTACCAATGTGACCACTTAAAGCTTTCCAAGCAACATTGTCTTGCCAATTACCATATTTTTCCCATAATAAACGGTGAGCGTCTGCATGTTCTTCAACAGTGAGCTCAATTAAATTGGAAGGATCATCTGTTCCTCCCATGTGTTTTGGAATTATATGGTGTTTATGCTTCATATTAATTCAAATAGAATTCCAAAATACCACCATAATTCTTTTCCATGTCGGCTTCCAGCATCTTTATTTCATCTACAGCTTCGGTGTATATTTTATCTCCGTTCAAAGTTACGCCGCCTGGTAATTGAACACCGGCAAACTTCTTCAGATTATTGCCCCAACTTCTCTTGATGAGTGCAGTTGCATATTCTTTTAACCAACGATCATTCCAGACTCTACCATACGCACCAGGATCAATTAAACCATAACACTCAACAACAACTACTGTACCAACTGGTGCTTGCGAGGATCCCCAAGCCCAATCAATAAACAGTTTTTGCATATGTCTTTGATAACGGATAGGAACTTCACCAACGAATAACTGTTCCAACATACGTAGATGTTGCATCGTCATTGTGTAGTTAATGTATGATGCGGAAGTAAAGTCATACAATTCGTTTAGACGCAACTGATATCTCAAGTCGAACATGTTAATCGATGCTTGAGAATCATACATTGGAAATATTCTGGTCACACCAGTAATTTCCGAAACGTTGTTTGCGGTGTCTCTGGCTTGACTAAGATCCAAATAATGATTGTCAATATCGGTTTGATCGATTCGTTTGATGAAGTATAATTTTTGCAGACCGTCAAAATGATAGTCTTGCCAATACTGTAATGCATCATCGATACGATCTTCCACCTGGTCATCATCAATATTGATTTCGATGACAGGAAAACCCAAACGTCTTAGACAATAATCTTTGAAATCTGCTCTTGTTGTTATTGTGGCCATTTTTTTGTCCTTTATGGACTATTTATTTGGTTATAAAGGGACTGCTAGGTGGGGTAAAGTTTGCAGTGTAACGGGCCGCACCGCGGGTGATACGAACATCGTCTAGATAGCCGTTTAAGGCTTGGCCGGCTGCGGCACCTGCTCCGTCGCCAACACGCAAAGTGGATGTAGAGTTTAATGCTGTTGCGCCAGTATATGTAGATCCTTCTTGAATTCCGTTTACAAAAAGTTTTATTGATCCTGTTTGGCCCGATACTGCCAAGTGATACCATGTGTTAATAACAGGAGTGGTTGTGCCAACAATATCTGCCCCGTCTCCTGTTGCCCAAAAATTAAACTTTGAGTTGAATAAACCAAGGGCCCAGCCTGTGCCTGAATCTTGATAAGTTGACATTATATATCGAGTACCTGACACAGAATTAAAATATACCCAAGATTCTATAGTAAACGGTCTTGCTCCAAAATTTGTTATTAGTGTACTGTTTGTAGCCAAATAATCCCCAGTGCCATCAAAATATAAACTACTGTTGCCGTATTTTTTAATGCTTGTTACCAAGTTACTATTGCCCACGGTTTCATAATCGTTCATCATAGAACTGTCATAAACGCCTGCACTGGTACCATTTAACAGTAAAACACTGTTTTGAATTGCTATTAGTGGACTAACAGGGGGTGCAAAATTGCTGGTGTAAAGTGCTTGACCTGTTATAATTCGTAGATTGGAAATATATCCGTTCATTGGTGCATTTCCGCTGTCTATGGCACCAATTAACAAGTTGCTTGTGTCATCTGCTATAGTAAATGAAGCAGTACCAGTTGCTTGAGATACCCCATTGACCCATAGAGTGAATACATTACTGGAATTTCTAGTTATTACAACATGGTGCCATTGTCTCAAAGAAAAAGTATCTGTTGAAGTCAACTGCACATTCCAAAAACCACCATCAGTATCACCAGCATAAAAAGTGAATTTGTTATCTGTAATGTTACCATATGTAAGGAAAAATCCACGAGCTGAAACCTCTGCTCGACGAGATACTAATACTACATAGTTCGCATTGAGATAAACCCATGCTTCAATGGTGAATGCTCTATTAGACAAATATGTTGTTGTGCTGGGCGGAACAGTTAAATAGTCTCCACTACCATCAAAATACATACTACCACCATACACACTTGGTGAGTAAGCAACTCCTGTTGTTGCTGTGGGTGTAAATGGTGCAACTGTTGTTGGTGTGGTGTTACCAGCAACTGTAATAGTAAAGTTATTAGTTGAATTGTCTATAAAAGTTGCACTTTGACATGTTAGTAAACTTGTACCGGATATTGCAGTTAATGGTTGAGTAGGTGGAGTGAATGCTGAGGTATATACTGCGGTTCCATTTACTAATCTATAGTTAGAGATATAACCCAACATTATAGTACCACCGGCATTTCCAGCAAATAATTCTCCACCAATTCTGTTTGCACCTGTAAATGCTGTACTGTTAGATGCTGTAGTTGAATCTGCAACTCCATTAAGATATGCTGTTATTGTACCTGATGATCGAACAAATGCAATATGATTCCAAGTATTTACTGCCACAGTCTGTGAAGTACCAACTAAAATATTACCACCGTTTCCAAAAATTGCTAATCTTCCAGATGTGTTTACAAAAAACAAGGCGCCAGTTGAAGTATTGTCGTCGCCTACACACACTAGGCTTCTGCCAGCTGCTAAAGATGTTATATAAACCCATCCTTCTATAGTAAAACTTCCAGACAATGTTGCAGGAGATGTTGTTGTAACTAGCCAATCTCCAGTACCATCAAAATAACCACTATAAAAAGTAGTGACTGTCTGTGGACTAAAAGGACTAAATCTTTGTACACTAACATCGCCGTTACGGGTGATGGTAAAATTGTTTGGGCTATCGTCTACGAATCTATTATCTGTGCAAGTTAGTAAACTGGTATTGGCTATGGCAGTTAGTGGTGAAGTACTTGGAGTAAATGCTGAGGTATATACTGCCGTACCTCTTACTATACGAAGATTTGAAATATAACCATTGTATCCTGTAGATTGTACTGCCCCCAAGTTTACAGTCTGCCCCGAAGGACCCTGAGGCGTGCCGGATTTTGATACTGAAAATGCTTGAACTCCGTTAATGTAACCTTTAAGAGTCGTGCTTGAATTAGTATAAACCATCGCAACATGCGTCCAAGTATTCAAAGGCACTGTAGCACTACTAACTGCTGATGTTACTGCGCCTCCGTTATAATAATAGAACATTAGTGTACCATTAGTAAGAGTACCGAATGACCAATAAGTATCAGCTTGGGCAGGGAGTCCGTAAGCAACTTGAAGGGGAAAGCCATTAGATGTTTGTGAGTTGGTAACATTATACACCCACATTTCAATGGTGTAATCAGTGTCCCACCACTGAACCATAGATGCACTGTAAGGAATTGTTAAATAATCACCAGTACCATCAAAGTAGTTACTCCATAACGGACCATATGGGCTAAATGTGCCTTGTGTGGTATTACCGTTTCTTGTAATTAAGAAGTTGTTGGTGCTGGAATCTAATAATATATTGTTATTATCGGGTTGATTGGTTTGGCAGGTCAACAAACTTGTGTTGGCTATTGCGGTTAATGGTGTTGTAGGTGGAGTAAACGCTGAGGTATAGACTGCTGTACCTTTTACTATCCTAGCATCAGAGATGTATCCTGTAAAGTAAGCAGATAAACTACTACTTGCGTATCGTCCTGCACCAATGAATGCAGTAGTATTACTAAAGTTGTCAGCGGCTGTTGCCGTTGCACCAAGTACACCATTTACAAATAAACGGTTGGTGCTACCCTGTCGTGTAAATGCGACATGTGTCCATGTATTTACATAGTTAGAAACGGTAGCAGAAACAAGTACTGCTGTTGTATAAACTCTAATTACAGTTGAAGAAAATGCCGTTACAGTAAATCCATCTGTGGTTGAGTTTGTTGAACGGCTCTCATAAATTGGAGAATCATTAGCAGTAGTAGCATAAATCCAGCATTCAAAAGTAAAATCGCCTGTGCCAAATGCGAAAGCAGAATTAGTTGCGGGTGCTAGATAATCACCAGTGCCATCAAAGTAAGTGCTTCCATAGGTACCGTAGCTGGTGTCGGGTACAAACGGATCAAATCCTGATACCAGTGTGTCACCATTGCGTGTGATAGTAAATGCGTTTGTGCTGTTGTCAATAAATCCATTACTTTGGCAGGTTAGTAAGCTGGTGTTGGCTATAGCAGTCAATGGTGTCGTCGGGACTGTAATTGTAGTGCTAGAAGGGTTATATAGAGCGCTGCCTTTTATAACCCGAAGATTAGATATGTAACCGGGAAAAAATTCAGTATTATTTGGATTACGACCAATTGAAAAAGCAGAACTGGATGAAAAATCATTTGAAGCACCTGTCGCAGTTGCAGCCCTAACACCATTTATAAACAATGATGTAGTAGTCGTAGCCCTGCAAACAACAATATGATGCCATATATTATTTACAATACTTCCGGAAGCACTATCCAAATACGCAGTATCCCAACTTGAAAAACGAATGGTGCTTGTGTTTCTAATAAAAACACCCATTTGAGTGGTGCCAGCAGAAAAATTTGCATACAGTACTTGTGATGTAGCGGACAATGCGGTTGGGTAAATCCACATTTCAATACAAAAATCACCAGTGCCCATAGATAAACTTGATGTACTCGGAACAGTCAAATAATCACCAGTACCATCAAAATAATTACTATAGTAGCCAGGTGTATATGGATTAAAGCCGTTCGGTCTAACATCACCATTTGGTGTTATTGCAAAATTATTATTACTGGCATCACTGTCGTATGGCAAAGTTGCAGTGTTTGCACTAATCAAAGTAGTTACATAAGGAAAGTTTAAATCACTAAAAGTTATCGTTATGCTAAATGTTCTTGGGCTATCTTGCAACTCTGCGTCAATTGCATTTATAGTAAAATTATAAGTTGTTTGATCTGTTCCTGTTACAGTTCCACTCAACAAACCACCACTTGAAAGTGTTATACCAGTAGGTAAAGTGCTGCCTGCGGCCAATGAATATACAACTGCACTATCACTTGTTGCACTCAATTGAATGGATACTAACGGATCACTATTTGGAAGTGTGCTTGATGTTACCCAATTAGGTGTGCCACTAAATGTAATACCATTAACCCGTATTGCTACGCCACCATCGCTGTTTACCAAATAAACAACATATGTTCCGGCCGAGGTTGCAGGAACTTGTGCCCTAACTTCTGTCGCACTTACAAAAGTTACTGATGTTACTGGAGTATTATTAATTAATACTTGACAACCAGATGCAAAGCCTGTGCCTGTAATTTTAATGTAACCACCAGATGTACTTACAGATGTATCATCCAATACATTGTATGAACTATCGGTTACCTGTATATTTGTTATTTTAGGTCCGCCACCAGAAGAGATATCATTACCAGCAACAATAGCAGTGTTTGCTATAATACCATTGAATGTATAAGTTCCAGTGCTATCTAAACCTTGCGGTTGAATTCTAGTTAGTGGCATGTTTTAAATGTCTTTTAAATAAAGTATTTATTCTAAATCTAGAATCACTTCTTGCCAAGAAACAGTTTCTTCGTTCCATGTGTATGCTTTGCCATCTTCTGGATAAGCAATTGGTGCTTCCCATCTGCATGTATCTTCATTCAAAATCCAAGATGCATATGCATATGGTTTTGGTGGAATAAAAGCATCTCTTTCAACATCATATGTGTAACCTACACCTGCATAATTTTTTCTTATGTTTGCATTGTAACTTGTTTGTTTCCAATTACCACCCAAAAGTGATTGGCAAAAAACAATACCTTTTTCTTCTTGCTCGACATTGCTCTCATCCAATAATTCTTGGTTGTTTACTACGATTACTTGTGTGACAATATTATTTTCATCCAATTGTGCAAAATGTGCCATTTTTTAACCTCTTAAAATGTAATACTACCTGATCCTGTAAAAGTATATATTCTATATCCACCCGACACAGAAATTGTGGGGCTACCGGTTGTGCTCTTAGCTGCTGGCAATGTATCAGAATATCTTATAATTACGATGCCGGATCCACCGCTACCCGATAAAGATGCATCGCCGTCCGATCCACGACCAGCATTGCCTGTATTGGAAGCTCCTGAAGTATTACCTGCTCCTCCTGTGTTACCACCATCGCCGCCGACTGCATATGTTACTGAAGATCCAGATATACTATTTGTTAAACCTGTACCTCCAATGCGGCCGCTAGCCGCAGAACCCGCACCTCCTCCTCCACCGCCGGTACAGGGTGTTACTCCAATCGTGCCTGCTCCTATAGAACCGTTATTTCCTTGGCCAGCGGTGCCTGAACCAGCGGTTTGATTTGCACCACTAACACCACCTCCACTTCCGCCGTTTCCTGCGGGTCCAAATATTGCACCAAATCCACCACCAATTGCCGATACTGTGTTAAATGATGAGTTTTGCCCAGAAGTTCCGTTAGTGTTGAACGCCGCACCGGCGCCGCCAGCACCAACAATAATTGCGTAAGATTGATCGAAATTAAAAAAATCCATACCAGTTAATAAACCACCGGCTCCGCCGCCACCGCCTCCTACATTAACTCCACGGCCGCCGCCGCCACCGGCACCAGCAACAATTAAATATTCAACTGAAATGGGTGACGGAGAATAACCAAATGTTAATCCACCACCAACATTAATTCCTCGGCCTATATTAATTCCCATTTTATTTCGTTTATGCTGTATATGTTCCAGATGAGGTAAAAGTGTGTACCCAATAGGTAGTATTAGCAGACACATATGTTGAAACTATTCCTCCAGTACCTCTTTGAGCTGTACTAGCATACGAAACAATTACAATACCTGAACTACCAGATCCGCCCAATGTTCCACCACCACTGGCACCGCCGCCACCTCCTCCGCCACCGCTACCAGTATTTGGAGCAGGTGATGCACTTCCGTTACTATTACCAGATCCGCCGGCACCCCCTATAGATGATCCACCTGCTCCACCAGTTCCACCTGCTCCACCGCCTCCGCCTGCAGCATAGGTTACAGATGATCCAGTGATTGTTGAAGCTGTACCGGCTCCACCAGCACCACCTACGCTGGTGCTAGCTGAATTTGAACCTACTGCGCCAGATCCACCGCCACCACCACCGGCAGATGATCCAGACCCATTTCCACCAGACCCATTTCCACCATTGTTACCTTGTGATGGTGATGTTACTGGAATATTACCGGTATATCCCGTACTTGTGCCTGGAGCACTTGTATATCCACCGCCACCGCCACCAGATCCACCGGTACTTCCAGCACCATTAAAACCACTACCTCCGCCGCCGCCAGCTGAAACTATGTCTGTTGTTAATGAAGAATTACTGCCAGCTGTGCCTCCACCATATACTGATGTAGATGTGCCACCAGCTCCAACTACAATGGTATAATTAGTTTGACTAGTTACACCAAGTGTTCCAGTACGATAACCGCCGGCGCCGCCGCCGCCTGCCGATGCCCAAGTGGAACCAGCACCACCTCCAGCACCGCCGCCTGCGACAACTAGATAATTTATAGCATAATTGAGACCCTGAAAAATTCCCTGCCATGATCCATAAGCTTGATTGTACCACTCTATATACCCCAATGTTGTATTCAATCCCATTTGACCATTTTGAGGATTACTCGGGCGACCAGCAGTAGCCCAAGATGGTAATACTAATCCAGAGGATCCGTCTAATGTTATTGCCATAATTGTTTACTCATACAAAATATTAACTGAGCCAGCGTCGAAAGTATCTGTACCGTTTACTGTGGTTAGTCTAACTCTATCTAAAGTTCCACTTAGTGATTTGGCACCAGCAGTTGAGTATATAAATCCGGCGGCGGTACCAGTTCCACCTAAACTACCCATACAAGTCCAAGAGTTTGTTGAACTAGAAAGCAAAGTAAGAACAGCTGACCCATGCAATATATGACCAGCACCGCCAATTGAGAATCCAAATCCAGCCGTGTAGTTTGTACCGCTAGTTGTAGCTCCAAGAAAAGTTCCAACCCCCAAATAGCCAGTGTTTTCAACTCCGCCTGAATCTCCGAGCTGTATTAACCAATTACTAGTACCGCTAGTGCTAACGCCGCTATACATAAGTGTAATTCTTTTCACCCAATCTGGAATATCAGTGAAATTTATACTGGTGCCACTGGTTGTGGTCTTAGCTGTATTTGCCACTAAAGGATAAGTAACACCTGTAGAACTAGTAATTGTGCCCGTAGTTGTAACATTACCAGTAATACTTAAATTACCAGAACTTTCTATTGCGTCTAGTGCTAATGTTCCGTATGGCATTATTTGTTCCTGTTATTCGTATAATATGTTAACTGAGCCAGCGTCAAAAGTGTCAGTGCCGTTTACTGTGGTTAATCTTACTCTGTCGAGCGCACCGGCAAGCGAAGGGGTATTACCAGCAATCATATACATAGCTCCAGCATTATTTGTGTATAACACAACTCCAGATGCAATCCAAGTATTTGATCCAATTAAAGTGAGTATAATGTGTCCGGTGGATACAGAAGCTGCTGATGCACCCGCATATACAGGAATTCCTGTTGTAATGTTTGCTTGTCCGGTACCCAAATTAATTGCACCATAATTTGCAAAGTAACCAGATGTAACAAAGGATCCAGATCCAACTTGAATTTGAATTATGCTAGTTCCATTTGTGCTTACCCCATTAAACATCACTGTAATTCTTCTTACCCAACTTGGTATGCTAGTGAAATCTATGCTAGTTCCACTAGTTGTAGTTTGTGATGTTCCAGAAACCAATGGTTGAACTTCATTTCCGCTCACAAATAAACTGTTGCTTATTGTTACATTTGCATTAGCATTCACAGTTAATCCTGTTGTGCCATTACTCTGTAACTGTAGAATGCCACTGGCATCTGCCGATTGTAAAAGACCTGTTGATGAAGTTGATGCGTTAATAATACTTGGCATTTTTTATCCGTTTTTGTCAATATCAAATTTTATAAAATTACCCATTTTTGTCCAGCAGCTATGTTTATAACGACATTGTTTGCTATAGATAATGGACCAACACTGACTGCACTGAAACCAGCACCTATTGTTACATTACTATCTATAACAGTTTTATTTTGAGTAACGAAACCTACAGTAGTATTACCACCGCCGCCTCCACCAGAAACTGTTATTTCAACATTTGCATTTGCTGCAACATTTTCCGATAAAATAATTGTGTTTCCACTTAATGAATATGTATTCTTTAATTGAATAACACCATCTATGTTTACTACTGTGTATTCTTTACTTTCAGGATTTGTTGTGACACTAAATGTTGATGTATTACCATTTGCAATAAAGAAATTACTATAAACTAACAAATTCACTGCGTTATTACTAACTGCAATCAATGCAGCATTTGCTGTGTCTCTTGCGTATTGATCTGTGCCTGATCCTCCTGCGTTAGCTGCAGCAAATGCAGCATTGGCTTGTATGAAGGCTGCATTAGCCGTTTGTCTAGCTACGTTATCTGTTCCTGGACCGCCACCACCGCCGCCAGTATTCGCCACTGCGAAAGCGGCATTAGCTTGTATGAAGGCTGCATTAGCTGTGTTTCTAGCAAATTGGTCTGTGCCGGCTCCACCAGCATTAGCTGCAGCAAATGCAGCATTGGCTTGTATGTAAGCATTCGTAATATAGGTAAATACATTATACCCAGAAACATAAATGTTGCTTGATATTACATTATTCGAAATAATTTCATTGCGGAATGTGGCTGATCCATCAACATTTAAATTTTGTAAAACATTAATGTCGCCATTTATAAATGTGTTTCCTGTCAATTCAATCGTTGCCATCGGAAGTCTGTACTGATAGACGGTATCATTGCTTGAACCAAGCATGTAAAATCTACTTCCGTCCACTTCAATGAACATACCTATTGGTGCATCATCTTGTGCAGCAACACTGAATGTTGTTGAGAATACGGCGGTACTAACATTCCACGAAGTTGATAGATTGTATATGTTAACATCATCACCGATGTTGCCCATAACAAACATTCGGGAACCATCGTTAGCAAAAGACAAATCTTGTGGTACTGTTTCTTCAGAGGCAACACTAAAAGATTGCAGGAATGTGGCTGTTGAAACATCCCAAGCTGTTGATAAAGTATACTGATGAACAGAGTCTGTTGAAGATCCTGTCACATACATTGACAAACCATTAGGTCTAAAGAATATACCTGTTGGATTATTATCTTGACTAGAAACGGAGAACGATTTACTTTCGTAAGAAGCTGTCGATAAATCCCAAGGTGTCGTCAACGCATATTGGTAAACGGTGTCATTGGTTTGTCCAACAACATAGAATTTAAGACCATCTGGTCGGAAAAATAAACCTGTTGGAAAATTTTCTTGTGAAGCAACAGAAAATACTCTGACAAATGTTGCTGAAGAAACCAACCATGGAGTAGTTAAGTCGTATTCGTTTACATCATCGCCTGTCGTACCCATCACAAACATTTTCTTACCATCAGCACTAATAGACATGGCTGAAGGTGCATCTTCTTGTGTTGCGACAGAGAATGATACGTTACTATAAATGGCGTTAGCCATATCAACGTTGCTTATAACGGTATTTCCAGTAACTCTACCACCAGTATTTGCATTCAATGAATTGTTTGCTCTGTTGAATGCACTTTGAATGAATGGTACTACATTAACACCGGATACAATTGAAGCTGATGTAACATTGATAAAATTAGAAAAAATATTATTTGCACCACTGATATCACCATTTGCACCAGATGTTGAGAATCCATTAGCTGTTATGGTGACAATTGTGTTTCCACTAACATTGGCTATTATATTTCCATTTGCTGTTGGAATGACAATATTGCTACTTCCGTTTGCTATAGAAGAAGATGGAGCATTCGCAGTGTATTGTACTGTACCATCAGCAAAAGTTAATCCGTTTGATGATGGTCCTGTGATTCTGATTGCACCAGAAAATAAGTTTCCTCTAGTGGCGATACCACCAGTTGAAATTATTGCACCAGTTGTATTTGACGTTGTTGCTGCGTTTGATGTGAACAGTGTTGGTTGAGAGAACGTTACAAAACCAGAGTTGAAAACGTTACCGGTACTTGTTGTGTTACCAACCTGAAAATCGCCGTCTACAGTGAATATGCCACCAACAAACAAGTTGCCCGCTATACCTACACCACCCCTAACAATTAATGCACCTGTGCTGTTTGATGTGGTTGGTCTGGTGTTTTGTATAATCATTGTCGATGTTGTGGACAATGTTAGGTTACCAGTTACTGTACCACCAGTTGTAGGTAGTGCTGCGTTTGCTGTCGTTCTCGCAAATGAATCTATTCCGTTTACTGTCTGACCAACCCAATGACCAGTAGAATTGACAACCGGAATATTTGTGCCAACAGCAAGAAATTCTCCAGCCCAAACGTTACCAGTGGCTCTGAATGTATTATTCGCAGCATACATTAAGAAATCATTGCTAGAATAGTGTAATGTATCGCTGCCGGTAATTGTTGTGTCGGTAACAATGGGGAAATAAGTACCTGTTGTTACATTAGTGATTCTTGCATTGATTGCAACATTAGCTGTATTAGCACTTCCAGCTGAACCAGCCGATATGGTTTGACCAACCCAATGACCAGTCGAATTGACAACGGGTATATTTGAACCAACAGCAAGAAATTCTCCAGCCCAAACGTTACCAGTGGCTCTGAATGTATTATTCGCAGCATACATTAAGAAGTCACCACTTGAATAATGGAATGTGTCGGCACCTGTAATTGTTGTGTCCGTAACAATTGGGAAATAAGTTCCTGTTGTTACGTTTGTTACTCTTGCGAATATGGACACGTTTGCTGTTGCAGCACTATTTGCTGTATTCGCATTTATACCAGTTGCACTATTTAATCTTGTACCATCATAGAAGATAAGTGAGTTTGCAACTATTTCATTTGATATGTTTGCATTTGGAACATACAAAGTATTGTTTGATAAACTAAACTCAGCATTTGAGTTAGATAGGAAACCAGTACCATTTGCAACAATTAAAGTGTTGGCTCTGAAACCACCTAATACAGAATTTGCTCTATTGAAAGCCGCATTGGCTTGTATGAATGCTCCGTTAGCATATAAAGAAGCACCAGCCGCATTATTGGTTGCGGTATTTGCTTGTGTATATGCTGAGTTTGCGTATGATCCAGCTGTTACTGCTTTGGAGTCTGCTGTTGATGCATTGGTTGTGGCAGTATTGGCTTGTGTATATGCTGAGTTTGCGTATGATCCGGTAGTATTTTGAGAAGCGTAAGCAGCATTTGCCTGAACGAAAGCAGCATTTGCAGTAGTTCTTGCTACAGAATCTGTTGAAGAACCACCAGTGTTTGCTGCATTGAATGCTGCATTGGCGTGTGTGTAAGCAGCATTTGCAGTAGTTCTTGCTACAGAATCTGTTGAAGATCCACCAGTGTTTGCTGCATTGAATGCTGCATTGGCGTGTGTGTAAGCAGCATTTGCCTGTGCAAATGCACCGTTAGCATATATTCCACCTGAAGTTGAACCACCAGATGTGGCCGAAATAACAATTGTTTTTGTTGCAGTATTTGTATTGATACTGATGTTATCACCAGCAACAAAAGAAAGAGTATCTGAAACACCAGTAGCAAGTATCAGTGAGTTATTTGCATTGATGGTGTCGAATGAAAACTGGTTGGAAATGTAAGATGTTCCACCCAATGAATTCTTATAATATAGTTTACCATCGGCGTAGTTAATGGCAACCTCACCAAAGGATAAACCTGTTGGTGTGTTACCTGTTGCGCCTGATTTTTTTAACTGTATTGATGTGTTTGACATTTACTTAAAACGATCCGCCATCTTTGATTGGGCTATTTAATTCGCCAGAATCGATTACCATTTCTGGTTCTATCTGTTTATTTAGCTCATCAATTTTTTTTCTTTTGGCAGGAGGTAATTGTAAATAGTCAATTTTATCAGTTAATTCATTAACTTGTTTATCATGTTTTTCATTTAAACGCACAATATCTTTATTATGTTGTTCAGTTAATGTGGAAATTTTTCCCGCATTTTCTGATACTAGAGAATTAATTTTTGTTTCTAGTTCACTACGAACTCTATTAGTCTCTTCTCTAGCCTTGTTCAATTCAGCTGCATTTTCCGATACTAAAGAGTTGACTTTTGTTTCCAGTTCAGTACGAACTCTATTAGTCTCTTCTCTAGCCTTGATCAATTCGGATTTAAAAGTTTCAACATGAGTCGATTGATTTTTAATACTGTCATAATCACGGTATTTTGTTATCAATTGATCTATGTCATTTCTTAAGTTAGTTGCAGTTTTTTCACTTTCGACCAACTTATTTTTCAAATCTTGAACCAAAGCACTTTCATTTGACGTATTAATGTTTTTCAAATCTTGAACAGATTTTTGTAAATCGGCATTCAACTTTGTTAATGCATCAATCTTTTCACTTTGTTCTTTGATAACATCATCAGTAACTTTTGCGTTTGCTTGCATTGAGACATTTCGAATAACACAATCTGTTACTGTGCTTGTCAATGTCTCAATGTAATAATTTAAATATTTTTCATTTCCCATTTCAAACTCCTATCATAAAGAAACATACATTATATAGTCAAATTAGAATTGACCTCCGTCTAGTGCAGAAGACCAAACTGGAACACCAGCATTGGTTACTGTCAGAATTTGGTTAGACCATGTTTGATCTGATGTACCAGCAGCCGCAGTGACTTGTAATGCACCAGTTCCATTGCCGTATACGATACCGCTTGTGGTGAATGTGGATGCACCTGTACCGCCTTGTGAAACAGTCAGACCGGAAATGTCTGCGAATGTTGCGGCAGTTACACGACCATATGCATCAACTGTCAGTGAAGTGACTGTCTTTGCTGCACCAGCAGAACCTGTTGCTGTGTATGTTGAGTTTGCAAGTTCACTGATTGCACCAGAACCGTTACCAACAAGCAGAGCACCACTTGTGAATGACGATGCACCAGTACCGCCTCTTGAAACACCTAATGTTCCGCTAGTAATCTGATCTGCACCTAGAGCAATTGCTGAAGATGTTAATGCACTAACACGACCATAAGCATCTACAGTAATTGCGGAAACTGTATTTGCGGTTGTTAACGTACCTGTTTGAGTGTATGTTACGTTAGCAATTTGTTTCAGGCCGTTGGTGCCATCACCAACAACAATTTGACCAGCATTGAATGTGTTAACACCAGTACCACCTTGTGCAACAGTTAATCCAGAGATTGCTTCGAATGTTGCTGCCGTTGTTCTGCCATATGCATCAACTGTCAGTGAAGATAATGTATTATTGGCTGCACCTGTACCTGTTGGGGTATATGTACTATTTGCTAGTGTTGTCAATGCGCCTGAACCAGCACCAACCAGAATTGCACCGTTAGTGAAGGAACTTGCACCTGTACCGCCGTTAGGAACAGTCAGGTCATTTGTTAATGACAAAGTAGTTACATTCAGTGTGCTGACTTGTAATGTCTCAACGTTTGCATATTGAGAAATTAAGTTTGCACGTAAGTTTGCAACGCGGAAACTAGAATCACCAATATCAAGAACGTTATTAGCATGACCTCCAGTGTAATTATCGAAAACATAGAAATCTTTTGTGCCCGCATGTCTGAACACACCAGCGTGTCTTATGGTTCCATCACTATAGTTACCAGAAAAACCAATATCTACGGTATCCGATATGTTGTTGTTAGCCGCCAAGAAAATTAACGGGTCAGCAATGTTTAGTGTTTCAACGTTAATGACTGTTTCTGTACCAAGAACAACCAAGTTTCCGCTGATTTCTACGTTACCATCAATAATCTGTCTTTGAATCGCAGTGTTTGTTCTCAGTACCGTTCCATTATCGACCGCGATTGTAACTTTATTGTTCGAAACGGCTGTTATTACACCAGAACCACCTTCAAAATCTAGTGTGTCTGTTGCAAGATTAACTGTATCTGTACCAGTATCACCTTGAATATTTAAAGATGTTGCGATGGTTGCGGAGTTTGCAATGGCCATAACACGACCGTTTGCAGCAACAGTAACAATAGGTACTGTTGTGGTACCACCATATGTGCCGGCAGATAAACCAGAGACTGTTGATAGAGATGCACTTAATGTTGCGTTTGCAGTACCGTTATACAGTTGTGCAGTTGCAACTACATCACCACCAGAGATATTAATATATCTATCTGTCTGGAATTGTGTTGCAGAGTTCGCATTACCTTCAATTGTTGCATTGATCGATGTTGCGGTAATGGTACCGAACGCTGCGTTACCGTTTGAATCACGGCGAACAATTGCTCCACCAGTGTTTATATTGGTTGCAGAATCAATTTGTGAGGTGTAAAATTGACCACCAACATTGACTACACCGGTGCCAGCTGGCGAACCGATAAAAATCGTATTTGATAGGTATGAGTACGCTAATTCACCTGAGGCCAAACTCCCTGGTGTTCCTGTTGTGGTTGAGCGTTTAATTCTAATCGAGGTGTTTGCCATTATTATTTTCCTTTTTGTTGTTTTTTGTAACAATCCTACGGTCTATTTATTAAAATTCGCCACCGTCAGCATTTAAAGTTTCAATTGACGTATTTGCGACTGCAACAGTAACGTTTTGTGCAAAACTTGAACCACCAATCAATATAACTTGACCGGTATTTGAACCAATATACAGTGCGTTTGCGAGAAAAGAATATGCCAATTCACCATCCGCCAAAGTTGTTGGCGCAACGTTTGAATATGACCTTAAAATCTGTATTACGGTATTAGCCATTTAAAAAAATCCTGCGTCACCACCGGTGAATTGTAAATATGTTGCGGTGTTTGCAATAATACTTTGTACATTTGTGTTTGCGGGTATTTCTCCACCCACAGTTTGCACTGGAGCAAAACCTCCTTGCGGAGTTATTAAAATTGCAATTGGATTTGGAAATTCGGCTGTTGGAGCTGCACTAAATGATAATGTACCATTTGCTGCGTCAGCTTTTAACTGTGTTCCGTCCATATCAATGGTATTACCGGACAAATAAATACTTCTAAATCTTTGTGTTCTACTACCAAGATCGAAAGCTCTTGTAGATGTTGGTAACAATGCGCCTGTAACTGGTGTCGCCGAGCCAATTCTTCTTGCACTGAATATTTGTGTGTTCGCATTATAGACAAGCACATCACCGGTGGCTGCACCGGTCATGTCAACGTCTGGAGAGTCCTTTATCGACTTTGTTGCATAATTGATAGTGCTGACTTTAGTCTGTTGACTATCAATCTTTACTTTTATTACTGAAGGTTGTGAGACAGTTACTGTAGGCATTTCTATCCTTTAAAATTTAGTAACTTGTGGCACAATATTAACGATTCCTTCCAGAACTCTAGTGGTATTGTTACTAGAATTTTTAATTAAAACGTCATAGACATATCTTCCAGCAGATATGTTTGCTGTATTTGCTGCACTTATAGACATGCTTAACACACCATTCACTGGTGTGGGAATGGTTATGACGAATTGAGCTGCCGAGGTACTTGAATAGTATGACTTCTTTATCTGACTTTTTGCTTGATAACCAGTTAAATCGAAAGGTTCGTTGTCTGCATCATCCAAGGTGATAGAAGTCGAGAAGTCGGCGCCTTGCTCAATGAATAATTCTTGATATCCTGCTGCCATGGGTTATTTCTACCTTTTATTATTATATCGGTATTTATCATGTCTGAAAGACACTAAAATATTTAGGACATTTTGGACTTATCGTCACTCATTTGTATAGAGGAACAGATCAACTGGCATAGCTATTCTGATGTTTCCCCTATAAGTTTCAACAAAATGATATAGAAAACTTGGAAAAACCACGGCATCACCACTCTTTGGTGTGAAAGATAGATTATCAAACCACTTTGAGAATTGATTATCATAACCTCTATTTGAGTTCTGTCTCGGATCTGTGAAGTAAATATCACCACCAACATCTATCTCTTCACACAAGATATAAAAGATGGATGATACTGCCGCACCCTTATGGTTGTGGAAATTTGAGGCGTAGTTTTTTCCGGAACCAGTCAACCAGCCTTTTAGATTGTGACTTTTCCAATCTGAGATTTCTTTTCCCAAACTCTCTTTCAGAAATGTATCAAAAAGTGATAACACAACTTCATCAGTAAACTTACAAATAATATCCGATTCATCGTCGAATATGTTTATGTTACTTAAATCACCTGAAGAATTGAACATGTCATATTTGGTTAAAAAATGACTGAGAAGATTATTTCTTATTTCTTCCGAAAAATCCGTTTTCAGAAATGGTGTTGGCCACAAATTCTGAATCATAACATGAACTCTTCCATAAAATACTTTTTCACATCTGGCACCAAACCCTTTTCTTCAAAGTTCCAGTGATTGATCTTACTCAGAATTTCATCATATGTTTTTTGATCCAGTTCGTAATTTTTATAGTATGGGTCGTTGTCGAAAAGAAGAGACTGTTCTTTCAAATATTCTAGTGGTTCTCCACCAAAATATTCAGACAACCATCGTGCATAACATATGCCGACCATGTAACTTTTGGCTGGATATATCCATCCTATGTTACGATCATTGAAATAACGAACAGCATTACCAATAATATCATCTGACATTTCAACCGATTTGGTTTTCAGATCATCATCGAAATCGGTGTTGAGTCTATGATAAATTTCTTGTCTAATTTTCCAGTCTTTCACGATACCACTCTATTAAAAATTTATAACCATTGCAACTATTATTTAGATCCTTGACGTAACGATAGTGTTCTGTCAGGCATTTACCATAAAACTCACAACTTCTACAGATATCACTAACGTTGTTTCGTTTTTCTTTTTGTGTCCATTTAAGGTAGTCTTCCCAACTATCCAGTTCCAAAAAATATTCATTGTCATTTAAATCGAATTCCAGTACAGCAAATTTACCATTTGGTGTGATGTAGATGTGGTCATCACTGAATGCATTTCGGTTACCATTCAGAACATCTTCAATATAATATTCGTTAATGAATTCAAAGTTTTTTTGTAACGGGCTTTCGATCCACTTTTTAACAAACTCCTCAAAGTCTTTGTGTGTGACGGGATGTTGATTTGCCTGGTTGGTGCTGTAAGGTTTTATTTCCACACTTCTCACACTACTACACATGTTCATCGATAATATAAAATCATCTACATCCATCTGTAATACTTTGGGGCTAGCCAAGACCAGTACGGCTATGGGTACTGGGCTCATCAACATGTTCTGATAAACTCTGTCTGACTTTTCTCTGGCTACCCAATCGTAACTAACACTCAGGTAGAAATCATCTTCATAAAAACCTTCATGCAACATTGAATAGTTGGTATTGATATTGATTTTGCCACTATAGTGTTTGCGAATCGTGTCTCTCAATCCATAAAAGTAGTCTTTCTTTAATGTACCAATTTCACCACCATACAAATCAACATGTTCTATGTTTGGTATCTGTGATAACAAATCATCTAGTTTTTCTAATTCTATTTTCTTCTGGTCAGACAACTGTTCTTCCGTCAGATAACAAAAGTCACATCTGAAGTTACAGAAGTAACTGGGATTAATAGAAACATTCATGGGTATTCTCTAACATACGGTGTAGGCTCCAGAATACCTGTCATTCCATTTGACTCGATAATATCTGGTGCCAACAGTTTCATTTTAGAACAGTGTTCTTCCACCAAGTCATGGTCTTTTAAATCTTTGATTGTTTTCTTGCAACCATTACAAATTTGAAACATTGGGCAAGTGAAACAAGAACTTTTAAGGCTCTGTATTTCTGGTTGAAATCTCAAAGGAAATATTTTTTCACCTGACATTTCTTTTTCGAAATCTATTTGATAAAGTTTATCGTCACCAAATGCACCGCAACTATAATAGTCACCACTAGGTTGTAATGTTCGGATGTTTGCATCACAGTTTCTATTTTGTGGGCAAGTGGTTGCATGACCAACCAGTCTTTTTACCATCTGTTTTGTGTTATATTCCCACTTTGTCAAATCTTTTTTCCATATTTCAACATATATTTTATACATATATGCCAGTAAATATGGTTGCCCTTGTTGGCCCATGGTAATGTTTTTAAATTTTACCGGAGGTCCACTACTGAACGCATAGTTCAATTTACATTCCACATCCATTTCCTTGGCCAGTTCAACGTTCTTGATGGCTAGATGTTCATTCTCCTTAGTGATAACACTTATGAAGTCCGGGCGATAACCAACAACGTCCAGCATCATATCACTGACGTTCCAGAAGTCTTCTTCACTGAACTCTGTCAAGTCACCTTTGAGTCTACCACCACCATATTGGAAACTGGTTGTAATACCCATGCGAGGATGCGTAAACAGTTCGGTCCATTTTTTGGGATTCTTATAGAATGGCCATAGATTACTGGTAAATGATATGCGAGCATCACTACCAATTTCATTCAGATGTTCAATTATTTTCCAGTAATATTCTGGGCTCATCATTAGTGGATCGCCACCATTAACAATTATGGTATTTGTTTCTGGATATCTCTTTAAAAACTTAAAGATATATTCGTGATCCAACTCCGCTGTCTTATCATCGGTGATGTGCGTACTTGAACAAAAGGTACACTTGAAGTTACACTTTTCAGTGGGTTTAATAATTAATTCCATGACAAAATTTTAGATTCAATATGTCCAAGTGTAATGAAAGATGAATGTGTATCTATTAATGTCGCGTTTGATTAAGTTCCGAATGCCATGTTTGAAGATTGGTGCAGAATTGTTTACCAATACCATGACACCATCGTTTGGTAAAATGGTTTTGGTGTTTGTTATTTCTGAATTCACTTCTTTCATAATATTAATGTAACCACCCCACTCTTCTTTCCAGTCCTTTTCTTCTGTCAGATAACAGAAAACCATTAGGTCAGAACCATCGATTGCATCAACGTGATGTGGTGAATTCTCACTGCCATTCCAGAAATGAAGATACTTTGTGATGGCATTTGGTGGTCTATACATCCTTAAAGGTGAGAATGTATCATCTTTGATCAGATCATCCGAAATATCAATTAAACTCTTTGGTGCATTTGTGAAAATGTCTGCACCAATTTTTCTTTCGTAAGATGGTCTATCATATCCGGTAGGATCAACATAATGTTTTTCGTTTTCGTGATACCAGTCTGGAACTTTTTTGTAAGTTGATTTCTTTGCATCGATCCATTTGGTATTTCTGACTTCTTCCCATAATCTTTCGTGAATATGAGGAGGAATTTTGGTCACAACGAAACCTTTATCGAAATATTCTTCAATGAAATCAATATGGTAATTTCTGTTTGAACCTGCGGCAGAATTCGCAACAATCAATCCACAAATCGTATCAAATTCACCTAGTTTTTCTTCATTGAATTTTTGTTTAGTATCATACAGTTGTTCAAATTGTGTATTGTAAACTGGTTGAATTTTTTTATTTGTGATTACATCTTTTATTAAGTTTGCCGTGTATTGTATACAGTTTATTGTTTCATCTGAATGATTTCTGAAAACTGTAAACGACCTTTTGTATCTGTTCAGTTGAAAGTAAGAATCATCTTTACCTTCTTCGATATCATAGGAGTAAACACCACCTTCCACATGCAATTCACCCATGAATATGTCGATGACCATGTGTATGTCTCTGCGAAGCAAGTCATATTCAAATTTAAAATCTGTATATGTTCTTTGAACGTAATGAATTGCCTCCGAGGCAATGAAATCTTTGTTTAATTCAATTAATGGTAATATCATTTTCGTTTCCAACTTTTAAATCAACATAGTCATAGACTTCTTTTAACCAACATGTGTCTTGAGTTCTCATGTCTTTCACGTGATTGCTCATAAAACACCCCATAGTACACCTTTGTAGGTGTTCGCATTCGTAACAATTGTAACTATCAAACCATTGTTGTTCAGTCACAACTTTAATAGGTATAACTTTCTCCAAATTCTCAAAGTAACCACAACCACCCCATTTTCCAGATGGCATAACAGTATGCGTATCCATGCATGACATTTTGTTTGCGGTTTTATTGGCAAATGTTTTGAACGGATGACAATTGTTCCAGTTCTCAAACATGTACTTCATAAAGTCACGAATCTCAATGTCTTTCGCCATTAGAAATTCATGGTTTTTTCCTGGTCCATAATAATCAAAATAGATTGGAAAGTTTTCGTACAAGTAATCAAAAAACGGTACATTGTCCGACATGAATTTATCTATATTTGGCTTCGTCATAATGACGTTGACACTGATTATATATTCTTTAAAATCTTGTATGTTTTTTTTGTAGACTTCAAAAGTTTTTTTGTTGAATCTACCTGACGGGTCATAACTAGTCATAACCGATATTTCGTTATCGTCCAGAAATTTCTTTATTCTTTGTTTCTTTTCCCATATAAAGTTGGTAATGAAAGAAACTTCTAAAGGTATGTTTATTTCTTTGCCGTATGCCAGTAATTTCTTGGTGAGTTCGGCGTAGTCGTCGAATACTTTATCTTCTACTGTATCCGAGAATAATTCTCCACCCATCATGTGTATGGAGATTTGCTTTTTGCCTTTTTTTATTTGCTGGTCAATTGACAATTTAATTGAGTCAAATTTACCAACTATTGTATCGATACCCTCATAGCTATCGTGGTCTTGGTTGCAGAATAAACAACTCAGATCACAATATTCAAACAGTGTTACAATAATTTCACCAGTATCTGGTCTCTTATTGTGTATATTCAATACATGTTCAGCTATCAATTTAAAACCACTTGTAAATAAAAGAGAAGGTGTATCTATTTATTGATGTGTTATGAAGTTTTTCTACCTTGTGCATGACAAGTGGGTTTGCATTGTTTATAACCAACATAGTTCCATTATTAGGAAGAATTTTTTGTTCATAATGACAAATGTTGCCGACTTGTTTCTTCATGGTTATAGAACCGCCCCATTCACTCGACCACTTTTCGGAGTCTGTAAGATAAATCAGAATGAGCGTGTCACATCCATTTATCGTATCGAAATGGTAATCTATACTCTCTGAACCATTCCAGAGATCAATGTATTTTAATTCGTGTGATTTGTAGTAAGTTCTGAAAAAATCAAATTGATCATTCTCTATAAGTTTATTGCCAATTTTTATCAGTGTGATCGGAGTCTTTTCGAAAACTTCTTTTCCAATCAGACGTTCATATTCGGATCTATTTGAACCATCTTTCTTCAATTCATATTTGTTTTTCTTTTTGTACCAAGAAGGTATTTGTTTGTAGATACCCTCTTCCGAATCATTCATCCACTCAGTCAGATAAACTTCCGACCAAAGTAATTTCAAGATATCATCAGGTACATTCGATTGAAAAAAACCTAAATCATAATAATCATTTTGTTTCATCTAAGTTGATATGATTTCAATTGTTCCGAGTTTTGATTTAATACATGATCCAACAAGTAGATGTTGATGTGTTCTTCGTCGCTAGATGGATAAACTCTACTGTTCGATGTA